TACCTTTAGAACATCTACTGTAGATGCCTGTCTAGAGTTAAAACCAGCATCAAATATTCCTTTAAAATTTCCTTGAACATCTCCTGTGAGTCTGCCAAATTCAACTGCTGCTTTATTTACTGCTAGAAAGCTATTTACAATAGCTGCTACCGCTGTTGCAGGGTCTAGAAGGCCTTCCATGAGCTGGGTTCCTACCATACTAGCAGCTTTGCCCATGGTTTTAAACTTGTCACCACCATCATCCGCTACCTTTCGCATTTCTACTTCGATTTCGTCTGTTTTTAAGAATTTACCTATACCTGGTATCCCGTTTAAACTACTGACTAGTTTCCCTGTAAGTCCTATGTTTTTCTCAATTTGTTTTACTCTATCTTCATCAGTTTTCAGTAAACTTTTTTCTACTTCTAGAGACTTTACTACTTGCTCGTAAGCCTCTTGACTAAGTTCAATCCCCTGTAAGTCAGCATGCTCTTTTCTTCTAGCTAGTTCTGCTATTTTTTCATCGAGACCCTGTTTCTGCTTTGTAATATCTTTCTGTGTTAAAAGTCCATTCGTAATCCTTCCAGTATTTTTTGCAATACTGTCATTCATCCTAGCCAGGTCTGTAAATGTTTTCGAAAGATCTCTTGCTAATGCTTTAACAGTCCCTGCTTCGGTAGGATTGAGAACAGTTTTAAGAGTATCTTTTAAGGTCTCTGCAAATGAGGATGCAACAGATTGTAATGTATCCCGTACGTACCCGCTTACTTCGTTTACATCTTCCTGTACATCCTTTTTACTTTTCGGATCTAATGCCATTTAGAAATAGTTTTATTATAAATAGGTAGAGCCCATATTAATTACGGGCTCTTGTGCTATAGTCTGGTGCTCTTATTTGTCCATTCTCAAGTTGAGATTTTCCTTTGGTAGAGTTTTGTACTGCTTTATTTTCCTTATCATAGAATTCTTTCATAGTCCGGAAGATATATCTCCTAAGCCAAATAGGAAAATCATATACTGCTTCAAAGGAATATCCTCCCTTTCCGTGAAAGACTATCTCGTGTATTTGAGAAAAAAGAATACCTCTATATTCCGGCGTCAGGCCAAAGAAATGTAATCCCGATAGGGATATCTACCCCTCCTTCTGGTCCGTTTTCTGGATAGAATCTTAAATCTACGTCCGGCTGTATTTGTCTGATATATTCTCTTAATGCTCTAGAATCTCTTGCTAATAAGAAATTGTCTACAAAATTCCTAATTACTCCTGGTGAAGAATCTCCTTCTACCGATGTAATCATTCTTTTCAGTCTTGTTGAGAGATCTGAGGATGAGTCTTTTGAGATCTTTTTAAGTCCTTTTAGTTCTGCATCTATTGCTTTTTCATCATCATGTGTTAAGAGCTTAAAAGTAATATTAGTTCCTGTGGCCGGAGTTTTAAATGCAAATTCGTTTTTACCACTCTCAAATAAGGTCTCGTCTACTTCTTTGTTTTTTATTTCAGATAAATCGACAGTTTCTTTTTGACCTCTGTATACAAATTCATAGTCTTTTCCGTACCCCAGTACCCTAGCTGCTACTAGTATAGCATTCTTATCGCCTAATAAAAGATCACCGTAGGTAATAGGAGTCACAATGAGGGACTTTAATAACTTATCAACCACTACTCCCTGTTGAATATAGTTTTGATTTGTTAAAATATCCTCTTCTCTTGCGGTCATATATTTCATTTCGATTTGACCTGAAGCTAGTGGAGAATCCTTCGGATAGAGAAGTCCTTTAGAAGGTAAGTCTACCATTTCGGTAGGGAATTTCTGTTGTTGTTGCATAAATCTTATTTTATAAAACTATTTACTTGTATATATAAATATACAAAAATAAATTTTATAAAGCAACAGAGCGATATGCTTAGCTGATTCCTTCCAGGATAACAAGTTCGATTTTAGGTTTATATCCTTTTGGAAGCTTATTTATGTATCCCTCGAATTTAGAATGATTTTTATCCCATCTAAAACTGAATTGCAATTTATCTAGATTCATCATTACTTGTCCTGTAGTCTGCATATCCATTGGGTTAGTTCTTCTATATGGATTCATATAATTATCTTTTACCCATTGGTGCGCTAATACGTCTAGAATTTCATCTGCTTGTGTTACTTTCTGTAGTTCTACAGTAGCAATATCTTTTCTAGAAATAGAGGACTCTCTTTTTATGCCTGAAGTGTATCCTGTTTCTGGATAAGCTATACCGTGGTTAGTTCTTACAGTCACTTTTGGTTTATCTATTTTTTTAATTACCGGTAGGTGCTCTGAGGTTAATTCAATAACAAAAGCATGTTTAGTATTTGCTACCATTGTCATTCCTTTTACTCCTACATCTTTTTTGTCTTCCCCTACATACTTTATAATAGATTCGGTTGCATCTGATAGCTTATTATGAGATAAAGCTGTTCTGATTTTCAAACCGTCATAAGAGGGTACTAATCCTTTTTTATCTTGCTCCTTAGCTATATCTCCTTGCATCTCATCAAAATGCACCATTAAAGAAGCATTTATAATTCCTATTCCATATTCATTCATTCCTTCGGACCAATCGGTTAATTCATCATAGATATACATTACCTCGGTTCCGTCTATTAATTCATGGATAACTTGCATTTCTGGGCTATACTTTCTATCTCTGTTCTTAGCTAGAATAGTCTCTCCGTTTAAATGAATAGTAGCTACTACACATTCTGTGAGTGGCTTTGGTCTTAATAGGTCTAGGAATTTAATCATAGTATATTCTTTCTTATAAATATACAAAAAATAAAAGCGTCTACCAGTTAAAGTAAACGCTTTTCTTATTAAGTTTAGTTTAGATTAGTAGTTAAGTATTGAGTAATCCATTGCTACTGTTATAGCGATGTCTACAATACCGTCTGATGAGGTCCAATCAAATTGACCAAAATCACCTTTTGTTAAAAAAGCTCCTTTGATAATCCATTCTCCTACCACATCACCTACTGGTCCTAGTATGTCTAAAGTCAGATCTTTCTTATAAAAATCCGAGTATCCTGCCCTGCCTGTTACAGATTCGTATCCTAAACGAGCCCATTCCATTACTGCTTGTGCACCAGAGGGTGCGATTGGTGAATACAGAACCATATCCATATCTTGCCAGTCTCTTTTACCTCTGATTTTTCTATAAGAGTTGATATGATCTAATTTAATTACACTATCTGTGAAGTTAGGAGCCTTTACGTTCTTTACCATAAAAGCCGGGATATTGTCTATATACATTACGAACCTATGCTGAACCATTGGTTCAAAGGCTCTAAACATAATTTCGCTTGAATCTAATACTGCCATTTTTTTGTTATTTTATTTATAAATATCTACCGTTAACAATTATGCGAAAGTTGCTCCTGTTGGTTCGATTGTAAAGTCTAATACTACGAATTCAATTGTTTTTGCTGGTTGTATGATAATTTGACCTACCAATTGATTTCTATCAATAACGTCTGCTGTATTGTTAGTATCGTCCATTATTACTTGATAAGAGTAAAGACCTTGTCTCTGTACTACTGATTCTAAGTATGGATTAACTGCAGCTAAAAATTTATTTCTTGTTGAAATAGTATTCTGTTCGAAGACTAAGTTAGTAGCTTGGTTTCCTATGAATTTCTTCAACTCAATTAACAATCTCCTTACATTTACCCTATCTAAAGCTGATGCTTTTGTTTGTAATGTCTTTTGACCAAAGATCGATATACCTGTTCCTGGGAATGTAGCGATTGGATTTACTTTTCCTAAATACAATGCATCCCTGTCTGATTTTGATAATTTTCTCTCTGTTTGAATTACTCCTGAAATTCCTCCTCTGGTTAAGCCTGCTGGAGCAAACCAAGGTGCTGTAGCTAAGTCTGTGAAAGCATATACTCCCGGTATAGTAACTGAAGCCGGTACGAAGACGTTTTTACCTGTTGCTGAAGTTACTTGAACCCAAGGCCAGTAAGAAGCTCCGTAAGAGCTATTTAAGCCTGCTGCTGTAGTAACTGCATCAGAAATTGTATCTCCATATCCTACTAAGTCTACTACCGCTATAGCATCTCCTCTTGTTTCTACTAAGGAAAGTACATTCGCTACGGTAATAGAATTGTTTTGTTGAGTAAGTCCTGGTACTGTTATAATATTGAACTGATAGTTGTCTTTATTTCCTAGTAAAGTAACTGCATCTGCATAGTCTGAATCAGATAAGCCCTGTACGTTCGATACTCCGCTAACAATTGCACTATTGTAGTTAGCTAACGGCTGTACGTTGTTTCCTACTGCTCCGAAGAATGCACCTGAAGCTGACATTGGTAGAGAAGCAGAATATGATAAGCCTGATGCATCTTTATTTACTGTTACTCCGTCTGTAGCCAGGTATTTGTAGGTTGGTATATTTACTGAGCTTACTCTTACGTAGTTAGAGTTATTTGGATATTCTCCTGATGGCTGTATGAATACTGTACCGCTTGAATCTACTGTTTTAGCTAATTTCTGATTACCTATTACGCTTGCGATGTAGTTAGGAGAGTTAGGATCTAAAGAGACGTTGTTGAATGTCTCTAAGATTGTTTTGCTCTTTATATTATCATCACCTCTGCGGATTAATACTGAGAATGTACCTGTGTTGTTGTTTATATTAGCTATTTCCCATCTTAAATTATCTGCTGATCCGCTTACTAATGAATTATCGCTGTTTTGAGCACCAGGATTACTTGCTGTAGTCGAGTTGTTAAATATAGCTCCTTTTCCTAGAGTTTCTAAAGTAAATGGATTTATACTAGCAGTATTGAAGGTTGCGATATTAGT